ATAATGAAGACATATTTTATAGACTCAATAAACGAACTCATAATTGAAACAGATGTTAAAGGTTATGAGCATAAGAAAGAATTAATTAAATGTAATTACTTGGAACTATATCCATACCAAGTAAATGGCAATGACATATGGACAGATGAGGAAGCTAATCTACAGAATTACAATTACTTCTTTCAACTAGATGATGTTATTGTGAGTGGTAATGCAATCATCATGTCATGTGATGAAGAAGGAGAATCAATATCACCTAAGAACTTAACTCTTGAAGAACTTAAAAAGAGAGTTACCTTTATGGGCAAGAGATATATTGACCATGATAAATTATATAATAACTTTACAGTAGAGGAGTGGTAATAATGTTACATTGGAAAACTAAAGAAGAGATGGGCGAAGGCTATCAATTCGAGCAGAGTGAACATTCAGAGGTACAGTATAACTCTTTAATTTTTGTAGAACCTCACGAAGAAAACACTATGAGAACTAACTACCTTGTTAGAGATTGGTGGAGTGATAAACAGATACTAGAGTTAAGAGATTATATCAATTCAATAATAGAAGAAAGGAAATAAGACATGAAGATACATAGAATAGTACAAATGCTAGGAGCAACTACAACTAGTGGCAAACTAGCAAGTGATATGTATGACTTAAACTATAAGACATACTATTCAGAAGCAGATGGTAGAGATATACCTATATCACATATGGACTTTCAACATTTAATAAGAGCATTTGTTAAGCAGAATGAGAAAGATACTAGGACTGAAACACTTGAATCTATTATTGAAGAGAAGGATGAGATAATAGATAAGTTAAGTGAGTCAGAACTTAGATGGAAAAAAGCATATCATAATTCTGTACATATTAATGGACACTATTATACCTTTAGTGAAGTACCTCAAGATGAGGAAGGTAAAGAGTTTGTAAGGAACTGTAGAAAATATCTTAACAAAGATTCATACAATATCAGAGTGAAAGGACAACACCTAAAGAAGGAATTGTATGGACAAGGTAAGGCATATCATGGTGCAAACATGGAAGACTCTACACATATGAGAGTTTATATTGACACAAAAAAAGGAGATGAGTAATGAGTATAACACCTAAACTAGATGAGAAGATAGAAGTAATTACATTCATTGAAACTAAGATGAAGGAAGGCAAAGCCAATCCAAAGATTAGAGGTTGGGCAATGTCTACTATACTTAAACAAGTAGAGGAAGAATATGGAGAACACCATGTACCTCTTGCAAGAGATTACTTTATTAGGTATCACAGAAAGGATAAAAATTAATGACAATCTTAGACACAGTAAAGATTAAGAATATGCTTGATGATTTAGTAAATGCTAATGCATTAAACTTAAAAGAGTTTAAGTTTCGTATTGAGAAGTTAGGTTATGTCATACACAAGTTAGAAGTACAAACTTCTTCAATACATAATGATGCAACATTAATTGTTAAGGATATGAATAATAATTATTATACAATAGGAGTTTAGTATATGACACAAATATATAAGGATGACTACGTTAGAGTTGACAAGGATGGAAACCTAGTAGAAAGTTTTAATGTGGTCTATCATGTATCCTCAATAGATAAAGAGGAGATTAGCAATGCTAAGAAATACAATGAAAGATTTGTAAGAATGATAGACTTACCTAAGAAGATACAAGCTAAGTATCTTAAACACTTTAAATTTATGGGAGTATAGATAATGGATGCACTAAGTTTATTTGATGGTTGTAGTATAGGTCAAGAAGCATTGAGAAGATTAGGTATTACCTTTGATGGTAAGGAAAGTACCTACTATGCATCTGAAATATGTCCTCATGCAATCAAGGTTACTCAAGCAAACTTTCCTAACACTAGACAACTAGGAGATGTTACAGACTTAGATGAGTTTGAAATATCTTGTTGGGGAATTGACTTGTTGATAGGTGGTTCACCTTGTCAAGGATTCTCATTTGCAGGTGGGCAGTTAGCATTTGATGACCCTCGTAGTAAATTATTCTTTGAGTATATAAGAATAAAGAATCAAGTTAAGCCTAAGTATTTCTTACTTGAGAATGTAAAGATGAAGAAGGAATACCAAGATGTTATTACAGAATACATGGGAGTTGAACCTATTGAGATAAACTCTAGTTTGTTTTCTGCACAGAATCGTAGACGTTTATATTGGACAAACATTCCTATTGATATGAACATGGTAGATAAAGGTTTAGTCTTAAAAGATATACTACAGACAGACCATAATGAACCACCTGTTCCTATCAATGAACGTAATGCTAGGCATCATAGGAATGTGAATCAAAAGTCTCTATGTACTACTGCAACCATGTATAAAGGTGCAGGTAATAATGGCATGACACTTGTTGATAGACTGATACCTGTAGGAGAAGCAGAAGAGTATGCACACTACAATTATAGAGCAACTAAACAAGTCTATCATATGAATGGCAAAGCACCTACCCTACTGACTATGCAAGGTGGCAATAGAGAACCAAAGGTTGCAACCTATTCTGCAAAAGGTGGTAGGATTGTTAATAGAAGACTAGATGAGAATGGTATAAGAAAAGATAATCAGTTAGAATTACCTTATACTACTCAAGTAGAAGTAAGAGAAGATAATAAAAGTAATTGCCTTACTACAGTACAGAAAGATACTGTCATTGTGGAAGGCATGACATGGAGAAAGCTTACACCTATAGAGTGTGAGAGATTACAGACTATGCCTGATGACTATACTAATCATGTATCAAAGACTCAAAGATATAAAATGATTGGTAATAGTTGGACAGTAGATGTGATTGCTCATATCTTTAAAGGTATGGAGTTGGATGAGTGGCATGAAATGTATAACAATAATAAGGAGAATGTATAATGGGAGAATTTAAAGACAGATACTACAAGCAGTTAGAAGGATTCAAGATAAAGAAATTCTTAGGCATAGATGCAGAAGGATTCCCTGAGTTTGTACTAACTAAACCTAAGTATGAAGACGTTAAGATAGCAGTAAGTTCTGACCCTGAAGGTAATAGTGGTGGGTTTTTATTTATAAATAGTGCAGAGGAGAATGTATAAATGCTAATGGAATCACTAATGTGTCTAGCACTTAATGTATACCATGAAGCTAAGAACCAAAGTTTCATAGGTCAAGTAGCAGTAGCACAAGTAGTAATGAATAGGGTAAATGATAGTAGGTATCCTAACAACATCTGTGATGTAGTTAAACAAGGATTAACATACAAGTGGAAACCTACACTACCTATCAAGAACAGATGCCAATTTAGTTGGTACTGTGATGGCAAGAGTGACAAGCCAAGAGAACATAAGGCATGGAAGGATGCTTTGCACGTAGCAAATGGTGTGTATAATGAACACTTAGATGACTTTGTTGAAGGTGCAACACACTACCATGCTTATTATGTTAAGCCTAGTTGGGCAGAGACCAAGACATATATAACTAGAATAGATGACCATATCTTTTATAGATGGGATATAGAAAGGAGAAAGAAATAATGTGGCATAGAGTAGTAGACTTTTTTAATGTAGATTACCATAAGAAATATGGGGAAGGTACAAAGTATGACCTTGACTATGGTAAGTTATTAATAATCGCATTATGTATTTACATAGCAGTCAAGGTGTAGTATAATGTGGGGAAATGAAGACATAAAGTATATGATACTTACGTTGTTTGCTTTTGTATTCTTTGTAGGATATGTGAGTTTAGCATGAAAATAAAAAAGATAAATCCTATTGCCAAAGTATTACTTCTTTTTAATAAGCAGGTAGTACAAAATAAAAAAGGCAAAGGTTCATACAAAAGAAAGGAACGATATGGAAAACCTAGAACCAAGTAAACCTAACAGAAAAAAGTTTGATATGGACTTGAAGTATGGCAAGGTAAGAGAAAAACTTGTGGCAGATATGTTGCAGGATAAAAAGATTGAAGTCAAATCTGAAAGAGATATATGGCAGAAGACAGGCAACATTGCTATAGAGTATCAGTCATATGGAAAGCCTAGTGGTATTCAAACTACTGAAGCAGATTACTGGTTTCATAATTTATGTATAGGCAAGGAAGTGTTCTGTACTTTAGTCTTTGATATTAATAGTTTACGTAAGCTTATTAATAACTTAGATTATAAAAAGAGTGTATCAGGTGGTGACCATAATGCAAGTAGAATGTATCTATTAAACTTGCAGAAGTTATTTTCATCTGATGTAATTAAAACATTTAAAGGAGAATAAAATGATGGAAGAAAGGTATGATGATTACATGGCAAGGAAAATAAACGAAACTCAAGAAGACATGGTAAATAATCCTTCTCATTATAATAAGTCAGGTATAGAATGTATTGATGCTATTCAAGCAATGACTGATGAAGGCTTTGAACACTACTTACAAGGTAACATTATGAAATATTTATGGAGATATAGATATAAAAATGGTGTTGAGGACTTGAAAAAAGCAGAGTGGTACTTACATAAACTAATAAAGATAAGAGAGTGTCATGTCTAATTTATGGGATGATGATAAAAAGAAATTGTATAAAGAAATTTATGATGAACTAATTCAAGAAGGTTATACATCACAGGAAGCAAGAAAATATGCTAAACATGAGATGACAGAAAAGATTAATAGTGACATAGATTTTATAAATGATATAATAAAACAGGAGTATGGAGATGAGTGAACAAAGAAATGAATTTAGTGGTTTTGTAGATGGCGAACAAGTTGAGTGTATCATATCTTATGATGATAGCAGAGACTTATATGAATGTGTAGTTGCTCATAATGGTAAGATAGATAATAAGTTTTATTCTATTAAGAGAACTGCAATGGAAACTATAGCAAAGGTACTAACAAATTGGAAGGAATGATATGAGTGATTCAAAAGTAATAAAGAAAGGTAGTTGTGACAGGTGTGGTTCATCTGATGCAAATGTATTATATGAAGGTGGAACTAAGTTTTGTTTTTCATGTAGAACTTATTCAAAAGGAGAAGGTATGGAACAAGTACAGAAACCTATATCTATAAATAACAATCATCAAAATTTTAGTAGTGGAGTTGTAGATGGTATCCCTGATAGAGCAATCAAGAAAGAGACTGCAAACTTTTATAATGTCCAAGTATTACACGATAGAGATAACAATGTGGTTAAGCATATATATCCTTATTATGACATTAATAATAGTCACGTAGGAAATAAGATTAGACTTGTATCTAATAAAGGTTTCTCTTCAGAAGGTAACTTACCTAAAGCAACTATGTTTGGACAGAATAAGTTTCCTCAAGGTGGTAAGTATCTTACAATCTGTGAAGGTGAAGTTGATGCAATGTCTGCCTATGAATTACAAGGTTCAAAGTGGGCAACTGTTTCAATCAAGAATGGTTGTCAGTCTGCACTCAAAGATATTAAGGCAAACTATGACTACATAAATAAGTTTGATAAAGTAGTATTATGTTTTGATAATGATGAGCATGGTAAAAAAGCAGCCATCAAAGTTGCTCAAATATTTGAACCTAATAAATGTCTTATCATGGACATGAGATACAAGGATGCTAATGAGTATCTTATGAAAGGTAAGAAGCAAGAGTTTACTCAAGACTTCTGGAATGCAAAGCCTTATACTCCTGCAGGTATACACAATCTTGCAGATATTTCTTCTAGAATATATGCAGATGATGACACTGAAACTTGTTTATATCCTTATGATGGATTGAATGAGAAGCTTTATGGTATCAGGACAGGTGAACTTGTTACGTTTACTGCAGGTACAGGAGCAGGTAAGTCATCCCTGATGAGAGAATTGATGCATCACTTACTTACTACTACAGAACATAACATAGGTGTATTCTCTCTTGAAGAAAACATTACTAGAACTATGTTACATATCATGTCAGTAGAAGCAAATGACAGATTGTATATCAAGGAAGTGCAGAAGAACTATACACTAGAGCAGTTACAAGAGTTCGAGAAGAAGACTATAGGCACAAGAAGGTTCTATGGCTTTGACCACTTTGGTAGTATAACTACAGATGAGATACTTAACAGAGTAAGATATATGGTCAAGGCATTAGACTGTAAGTATATTCTTATTGACCACCTATCTATACTTGTTTCAGGTATTGAAGGTGAAGATGAAAGAAGAAACATTGACCAACTTATGACCAAGCTACGTTCACTAGTAGAAGAAACTAGATGTGCAATGTTACTTGTGTCTCACTTGAGAAGAGCAAATGGAGATAAAGGACAGGAGCAAGGTAAGGAAATATCCTTATCAATGCTTAGAGGTTCACACTCTATTGCTCAAATATCAGATGCAGTTATTGCACTAGAGAGAGACCAACAAGCAGAAGACCCTACACTAGCGAACACAACTACTGTCAGGGTACTAAAGAATAGATATGCAGGTGAGACAGGTGTATCTGCTTACCTATTATATGATAAGGACACAGGAAGATTAAAAGAGATTGAGAATCCTCTTGAGTCAGACAACCAATCAGATGTAGAGGACTTTTTATGAGAAAATTTGTAGTAGATATAGAAACTGATGACATTAAAGCAACTGTCATTCATTGTATTGTTGCCAAAGATATAGACAAAGGAGATGTTTTATCTTGGCATGGAGATACTCTGAAAGACTTTGCTAAGTGGTGTGAATCTGTAGATATATTTATTATGCACAATGGAATATCTTTTGATGCACCTATACTTAATAGGTTGACAGGTAGTAAGATAAAACTATCACAAGTAAGAGATACACTTATCCTTTCACAACTCTCTGACCCTGTGCTAGAAGGTGGTCATTCACTCAAGGCATGGGGAGAGAGATTGGGATTTGGAAAGTTAGACTATAAAGACTTCTCTCATTTCAATGAAGAGATGTTAAAGTATTGTATCAAAGATGTTGAGTTGACATATAAATTATATATGCATTTACTACCCACACTAAAAAAATATTCTAAGAAGAGTATGCTTCTTGAACACCAAGTTAGAGCAATAGTAAATAAGCAGGAAGAGAATGGTTTCAAGTTAGATATAGAACAAGCAGATAAATTATGTGCAAAGCTTGAGGAAGAAGCAGACAAGATAGAAAAAGATTTACAAGAAATATTCCCACCTATTACTACTGAAAGATATTCAGAGAAGACAGGTAAGAAACTAAGTGATAGTGTGGAAGAGTTCAATCCTAACTCTAGACAACAAATCTCAAAGAGATTAATAGAGAAAGGTTGGAAACCTGAGAACCTTACACCTACAGGGCATCCTATTGTTGATGAAGGAACATTAAAAAGAATTAAAAATATTCCTGAAGCACTACAGATTGCTCATTATCTTCTATTGCAGAAGAGAGTTTCTCAGATTAAGTCTTGGATAAACGTAGTCCAAGAAGATGGCAAGGTGCATGGTAGAGTTATGACACTAAAAGCAATTAGTGGAAGAATGGCACACAACTCTCCAAACATGGCTCAAGTTCCTGCTTCCTATTCTCCCTATGGTAAGGAATGTAGGTCAGTTTGGATACCTACCAATAGTAATTATGTATTACTAGGTTGTGATGCATCTAGCCTAGAACTTCGTTGCCTTGCTCATTACATGGGCGATTCCAAGTTTACAAAGGAAGTAGTTGAAGGTGATATACATACTGCCAATCAGAAGGCTGCAGGTCTGAAGACTAGAGACCAAGCAAAGACTTTTATCTATGCTCTAATATATGGAGCAGGTCCTGATAAGATAGGACAGATAGTTGGTGGTGGAAAGACTGAAGGTAAGAATATTATTAATAAATTTATGTCCAATATGCCATCTCTTAAAACCTTGCGTGATAAGGTTGATAGAGTTGCAAAGAAAGGACAGATAAAAGCTATTGATGGTAGGCTACTAAAGGTCAGACAGTTTCATGCTTCAATGAACCTACTCTTACAAGGAGCAGGTGCAATCATTTGTAAGGAATGGTTACGACAAATAACTTTAAAGGTGCAACAGGGATATGATTATAGACTTGTTGCATCTATCCATGACGAATACCAATTTGAAGTTCGCAGAGACCAAGCAGAAAGGTTTGGTGATATGACTCAACAGGCAATGAAACTTGTAGAGAAAGAACTGAATGTTCAATGTCCTTTAGATAGTGAATATAAAATTGGAAAAAATTGGTACGAAACACATTAGGTGTTGACATACTAATTATTATATAGTATAATTCGTTATATTTTAATAGCAACTAAGTTTGCACTAACAAAACTAAGGAGAAAAATAATGCCAGTATTAAATGGTAAAGCCTATTGGGCATCAATATCTAATCCAAACACTACCTTCGAGCCTGTTTGGAGTATCGACTTAGCTGTTGATTCAGCTAATAAACAGAAGGCAATCGAGTCAGGTCTTGCAGTTAAGAACAAGGATGACGAGAGAGGAGATTTCATTACCTTTAAGAGGAAGGTAACTTCCAAGAATGGTAATGCAAATAATCCACCTTCTTTAAAAGACTCTGAAAAGAGAGACATAAAAGGAACATTAGTAGGCAATGGTTCTGATGTTAATGTTCTTTTTAAGACGTATGAGTGGAGCTATGCAGGTAAGAATGGTGTTGGAGCAGACCTTCAGGCAGTCCAAGTCATTAACCTTGTAGAGTACTCAGAAGGCGAGGACTTTGACGTTGTACCTGATGGGTATAAGTTAGGCAATGACCTCGACTCTGATGAGATTCCTTTCTAAATTAAGCTTAATGCTGAAGTGGGTTGTGGTTGGTGGGATTTTTAAAAAGGAATGTTATGAGTAAAAAAGTAGATACACTAGTTCAAGATATATATAGAACTATTGATGAAGGTTTAGACAAGCGAACAACTGATAAAGAGTTTCTTCGCACCTTCAGTATGAGTGTCATGGAGTCTGTCACTAAGTTTCTATTTGAAAAGAGAGATGATGTTACTACATTACGTCTTTCTCAAATAGGAAGACCTGACAGGCAACTATGGTATGATATTAAATCAGATATAAAACCAAAAAAGATTGACGCAAAAACTAAGATAAAGTTTTTATATGGAGAAATCCTTGAGTCTCTTCTTATTCTTTTGGCAGAAGCTTCAGGACATGAGGTATCTGAAATGCAGAAGATGGAAGAGATAGATGGAGTCAAAGGTCATAAGGATTGTAGAATAGATGGTACTCTAGTTGATATAAAGAGTGCATCATCTTATAGCTTCAAGAAGTTTAAGGATGGTTCTCTAGCTACTAATGACCCTTTTGGTTATATATCACAGATAAGTGCATATGCAGAGAGTGCAGGAGATAACTCTGCAGGTTTTCTTGCAGTAGATAAATCTACAGGAGAACTTGCATACATGCCTGTCGAAAGTATACAGATGATTAATGCTTCAGACAGAGTTAAACATTTAAAAGATGTAGTTAAGTCTTCTTCTCCACCACCTAAGTGTTATCCTGATGAGCCTGATGGTAAGTCAGGTAATAAGAAACTTGCACTTGGTTGTATCTTCTGTGGATATAAAGAACATTGTTGGTCTGATGCAAATCAAGGCAAAGGATTAAGAAAGTTTAAATACTCTACAGGTATACGTCACCTCACTCAGGTTCATAAAACACCTGATGTAGAAGAAGTTACAGATGCCTTCGCATAAATTTCGTTCCAATTCAGAGTATAATACTTATTGCTTTCTGAAGGAAAATAAGGTATCATTCAAATATGAAAAGCTAACTATAAAGTATGAGTGGTTAGAGTCCAAAAAGTATATACCTGATTTTGTTTTAGACAATGGGATTATCCTAGAAGTAAAAGGAAGATTCGTATTAGAGGACAGAAAGAAACATCTGTTTGTAAGAAAGCAGTGTCCTCATTATGACATTCGTTTTGTATTTGATAATCCCAACAGGAAGCTATACAAAAATGGAAGGATGACTTATGCAACATGGTGTGATAAACATAAGTTTAAATATTGCAAGGCTAGTAGTGGGATACCTAAAAGTTGGATAACAAAGTAAAAACAAATGTAACTTTTGTTGTTGAGGAAGATGTTTTCAAAGAGAGAAGCACTCCTGAACAGACAATGTATATGTGTGTTCTATTACAAGCTCTATTAGATGCAACTAAACCTACTTATAAAGACGAACCTGATACATCTATACTTGAAAGAGACAGAGCAAAGGCTTGGTTCTTTGCTTCTGTAGGAGTTACTTCAGAAGACTTCAAGATGGTGTGTGATTATGCAAACATTGATTATAATTATATGAGAGAGTTTGCATTTAAAGTTTTAAAATCAGGTGAAATACAATATACAAGAAAACGAATCAACGCAGTGTTAGGACATTAAAATGAAAAGCAACTTACTACCAACAGACTATCAAAACTTTATTGCTCTATCTAGATATGCAAGATGGATTGATGAAGAAGAAAGAAGAGAAACTTGGACAGAGACTGTATCAAGATACTTTGACTATATGCAAAACTTGCATGGAAATATAATAACTAAATCTCTAAGAAATAAATTAGAAGATAAGGTGTTAGAACTAGGTGTTATGCCTAGCATGAGAGCATTAATGACTGCAGGTCCTGCTCTTAAAACCTGTAATGTTACAAGTTATAACTGTAGTTATATTCCTGTAGATTCTGTCAGGGCATTCGATGAGTGTATGTATATACTTATGTGTGGCACAGGTGTAGGATTCTCAGTTGAAAGAAGTAATGTAGATAAACTTCCTATTGTTAATGAACATTTTGAAGATAGCACTACTGTTATAAAGGTAGCAGACTCTCGTTCAGGATGGGCAAAGGCATTAAGAGAATTACTTGCAATGTTATATGTAGGACAGATACCTACTCTTGATGTATCACAGGTAAGACCTGCAGGTGCAAAGTTAAAAACTATGGGTGGAAGAGCATCAGGTCCTGCACCTTTACTTGACTTACATAATTTTTGTGTGGGGATATTTAAAGGTGCAAAAGGTAGAAGGTTATATCCTATAGAGTGTCACGACCTTATGTGTAAAATAGGTGAGGTTGTAGTTGTAGGTGGTGTAAGACGTTCTGCTCTTATCTCTTTATCAAACTTAGGTGATGACCAAATGCGACATGCTAAGTCAGGTAAGTGGTGGGATAATGAAGGTCAAAGGTCACTAGCTAATAACTCTGTAGCCTATAAAACTAAGCCTGATATGGGAACTTTTATGAGAGAATGGCTGGCACTATATGAATCTCATTCAGGTGAAAGAGGTATCTTTAATAGACAGGCAGCTATAAATAAAGTTCTAGAAAATGGCAGACGTAAAGCTTCTGAAAAAGAAAACCCTATAGAACCTGAAGACTATATACAGTTTGGATGCAATCCATGTAGTGAGATTATTCTTAGACCATATCAGTTCTGTAACCTGACTGAAGTTGTCTGTAGACAAACAGATACTGTAGAAACTCTAAAAGAAAAAGTAGAAGTAGCAACTATACTAGGAACACTACAGTCAACTCTAACTGATTTTAAATATCTTAGAAAGATTTGGAAGGATAATACTGAAGAAGAAAGATTGCTAGGTGTTTCTCTTACAGGTATACTTGACTGCCCTGTACTTAACAATACTTACTATGAACTAGAAGATGTATTACTTCAGTTAAAACATACTGCAGTACAGACTAATAAAAAATATGCTAAGTTATTAGGTATACCTCAGTCAACTGCAATTACTTGTGTTAAACCTAGTGGAACTGTTAGTCAGTTAGTTGACAGTGCATCAGGTATTCATGCAAGACACAGTGAGTATTATATCAGAACTGTAAGAGGTGGTAATACAGACCCTATCACTCAGTTTATGAAAGATGTAGGGATACCTGCAGAACCTGACTTAGGTAAGCCTAATACCACTACAGTATTTAGTTTTCCTACCAAGTCTCCTTCAGGTGCAATGACAAGAACTGAAATGACTGCCATACAACAGTTAGAGTTTTGGTTATTATACCAAAGACATTGGTGTGAACACAAACCTTCTGTAACTATATCTGTTAAGGAATCTGAATGGATGGAAGTAGGTGCATGGGTATATAAAAACTTTGACGAGGTATCAGGTATTTCCTTTCTTCCTTTTAGTGAACACACTTATCAACAAGCTCCTTATCAGGACATAGATAAAAAGCAATATGAAAAGTTCTCTAAGAAGATGCCTAAGTATATTGATTGGACAAAGCTAAAAGAATATGAGAAGGAAGATACTACCATAGGAAGTAAAGAGTTCGCCTGTACTGCAGACTCCTGTGAGATTGTAGATATAACATGATAGGAAGTGAATTTGGAGACTTTCCAAACTGGTGGCAATGGTGGTTGCTTGGTGCAATCACTGTTAACACTGTGTTTAATTCAATAGTATTTTTTAGGGGAAGAAAGGTATTTAAAAAGAATCATGGCAACACTAATATGTAATCTACCTTCAAACAAAGTATGGGTTAGAAAAGAATATCTAAGAGACTTCAAGGATGGACATGGAGAATTTGTAGAAGGTAATTGGGTAACTGCTAAGTCTATTCCGGGGAGAGCTTTCTACTTTGAAACATACCTTCCCAAGTATGGAGCATTATTTGACAAGCTACCTATCTCTGCCTTCTTATCTAAACCTAAATCACCTGACCCTGATATGCCACTTAACAATCTGCAGTTTTGGAACTGTATGGATTATGGTGTGGTTAATATACATAAACAGTTTATTTCCACAATGGACTACGAAATTCTAACACATGATTTTGGAACTGTCAAGGGTTTTTATATTGGAACTCTTGACAACTACCATCCATTCGCAGATGAAATAGACTATAGTACAAGTGAAGTACCTGAAGAACACAAGTCTTTTAACTTAATCGAACTAGTCAATGGGCAGTTTGCACTCTATCCTAATAATAGAATGAGAGTGTATGATAATTCTCTTACACCTGAAGAGCCATTAAAGCCTGACTTCAAAGTTAGTACAGAGTATTACCAAGTAGAGAATGAAAAGAATAAAAGACTTGGTGATACTGATGAGTACTTTTATTAAAAAGTTCTTGACATAATTAATAATATATATTATAATTCGTAAAGAAAGGAGTGCATCAATGACAGATGATAAGATTAAAAAACTTGAA